ACCTGCTGACCACCGCCGCGAACCTGTCGCAGACCTCGCTTGAGCAGATGCTCATCCAGATCCGTCAGGCCGTGGACAACAACGGCAAGAAGATCCGTCTGGTGCCCCGCCAACTGGTGGTGGCCCCCGGCAATGTCTTCCAAGCCGAGGTGCTCCTGAAGTCCGTGCTGCGTGCGGGCAACGCGAACAACGACATCAACCCCATCAAGTCGATTGGCTTGCTGGACGAGGGTGCCGCTGTGATCTCGCGTCTGACCAGCGCGACCGCATGGTGGGTGCAGACCGATGCGCCCGAGGGCATGAAACTGATGATGCGCCGTCGTCTGGAAAAGACGATGGAGGGCGACTTCGAAACCGACTCGATGCGCTACAAGGCCACCGAGCGTTACGACATCGGCTTCACCGATCCTCGTGCGATGTACGGTACTCCCGGCGTCTAAACCTACAGAGGGGGCTTCGGCTCCCTCTCCTTAAAGGAGAAAGACAATGGCACAGACCTATTTCGGCTCTACTCTCCGTGCTGGCTCTGGGACGCTGACCGATACCGTCGATGGCGGTTTCGTTGTGTTGACCCAGACCATGACGGTGACTACTGCCGCCGACGGTAGCGCTGTCAGCGTTACTGATGTGCTGCCCGCCGGTTCACAGATCATCAACTTCTTCGTTGATACGATGGTGACTCCGGTGGTCGGTGGCGGCACTGCAACCACTTGCCCGATCACGATTGGCACGGCCGCCGCCGGTACGCAGTACCTGTCGGCCACCAATGCGATTGCAGGCGGTCGCATCGCGCTGTCTTTCACGACGGCTCAGTGTGCAGCGATGGCTGACATTGGCAACAACACCTCGGTGGTTGCCACGGTTGACCCGAACGGCACGATCTCTACCACTCAGGGTGTTTTCCGCATCACTGTGGTCTACGCCCAGAAACTTTGAGGAGGCACATCATGGGCCAATTCAAACCGATGGTAAAGATGATGACCACCGAGCCGTCCATTGAGTTGAAACTCAAGAAGGGTGGCAAGGTCGAGAAGAAGATGCAGATGGGTGGCTCGCCAGACATGGCTGCCCCCGCCGGTCTTCCTGCTCCCGCTCGTGGAGGCATGATGGGTGCTGCGGCCCCCATGAAGCCCTCGCTGGCGGCGCGTCGTCGCGCAATGCGTGGTATGCCTGCTGGTGCTGCACCGGCTGCCCCTGTTGGAATGGCCGCTCAGGTCATGAAGAAGGGCGGCAAGGCCGAGGGCGGCGAATCCAAGGCCATGCACAAGGCCGAGATGGCCAAGATGGCCAAGACCGAGAAGGAACTCAAGAAGCATGAGTCCATGCCCGCCAGCAAGGCCCACAAGGGCCTGAAGACGGGTGGTGTGGCCATGGGTCAGGGTGGCTTCAAGAAGGGCGGCAAGGTCAAGATGGCTGAGGGTGGCGTTCCCAAGAGCGGCATCATCAACACCGAAAACCAAGGTGGTGAGTACCGCAACACCAAGATGGACACCGCAAAGCCCGATCACTCCCCGGCAAAAACCGGCGATGTGAAGATGGGCAACGCTGGTGGCTACGCTACTGGTGGCGTTGCAAAGGCGAATGCTGGCGGCTACAAAAAGGGCGGTGCAGCAAAAAAAGCCTACGCGGCGGGGGGAGTTGTTGATAGCGGTGCCCCCGTCGCGATGCCCCAAGGCCGCAAAAAGCCCACCGCCCCGGTGTCCATCACCGAACTCTCCGGCACCTTCAAGAAAGGCGGCAAGGTAACTGCCGCGGAAGGCCGCTTGCAGAAGGCATTCACGAAGGAAAATGCCACGGCCATGAAACAGGCCAAGGCGTACTCCAACGAGGTGTACAGCAAGTACGGCAAGAAGATGAAGGAGGGCGGTGTCCCTGCTGAGGTTGAAGACCAGTTGAAGACGAACCGTAACCAGCGGGCGTATGAGAACTGGGAGAAGTCTCAGCGCGAAGAGAACGAGGGGATGCGTGATGCGATCCTCGGTGCTCCCAAGCGCGTCATGCAGGGAATCAAGGGCTTGTTCTCTCCCAAAGTGCCAGAAGGCAGCGTCACCAAGACCAAGGAGTCTGTCACTGTGACACCTGCCAAGAAGCGCGGCGGACGAGTGTGCTGAAACAAAGCGGGGGCTTCGGCCCTCGCTTTCTTTGAAGGAAAGAGATGAAAGTCCAAACCGTTTCCAAGACCGGCACTGGCTCCAGTTCTGCTCTGGTCATGAATACAAACATCAGCCCCTTCAATGTGGGCTTTGGTGTTTCTGTGACTGGCACCGTGAATTACACCGTGCAGCACACCTTTGACGACCCCGCTGTGGGGTTTACGACATGGTTCTCCCACCCGGTGGTGGCGGGCCAGACTGCCAACGCTGATGGCAACTACGCATTCCCCGTGACTGGCGTGAAGTTGCTGGTCAACTCCGGTTCTGGCACTGCCACGCTGGAACTCATTCAGGCGGGCATCTGATGGGCAAGGTCGGGTACGGCGAGGTTGCCGATCAGGCAAACACCAGCGATGGATTCGCGTCCGGTATTGGGGCGCAGAACATCGTGGGTGGCACGGATTTCGGACTCGATGTCGGGGCCGGGGGCGTGGTTGATCTGTACGGCGGAACCCCTGTGACGACCTTCTACATCGCTGACGAGGCATCGCCCGGTTATGTGCTGCAAGAAGACAGCAGCAAAATCATCTTGGAGTCATCGTAATGGCCGATCAGAAAATTTCCGCGATGCCCACAGCGGCCACGCTCACCGGGGCCGAGTTGGTGCCTCTGGTGCAGTCTGGCGCGAATGTGAAGGCCACGCTCGATGTCCTGCGCTCCTACGACAACGCCTTCGGCGCGTGGAGTGACACCACCGACCAGACCGGCAACATCAGCGCCGGTACCGTGATCACCATGGACACGGTTGGCGTGGCCGATGGCATCACGCTGGTCAGCGGCAGCCGGATTACGGTGCCCAACACGGGCAAGTACAACCTGCAATTCAGCCTCCAGTTCAAGAACACGAACAACGCCCAAGAGGATGCGACCATCTGGCTGCGCGTCAACGGGGTTGATCTGGCGAATTCCTCGACCCAGTACACCATCCCGGCTCGCAAGAGCGCTGGCATCTTCGGTTACGGCGTGGCGTCTCTGACCTTCCTGCTGGAACTCAACGCCAACGACTATGTGCAGATGGTCTGGCTGCCCACGAACACGACCGTGACCCTTGAGGCGCTGCCCGCCAGCGTGTCACCAGCGTACCCGGCGATCCCGTCGGTGGTCTCTTGCATGGTTCAGGTGGCCTGATCATGCCCGCCAAGTCCAAATCCCAGTTCCGGCTGATGAAGGCCGCAGAGAACAACCCCAAGTTCGCCAAAAAGGTCGGCATCAGCCCGAGCGTGGCGGCCGAGTACACCTCGTCCAACAAGGGCAAGAAGGCGTACAGCGGGCTGCCAGAGCGCATGAAAGAGGGCGGTGTGTCTCTTGCTGTGGGCCGGGGCGAAAAAATGCCTGTAGAGCGCGGCGCTGGCCTCACGGCCAAGGGTCGGGCCAAGTACAACCGCGAGACGGGGTCGAACCTGAAGGCTCCGCAGCCCCAAGGTGGGCCTCGTCGGGACTCGTTTTGCGCGAGAATGGAGCCTATCGCAGAGAAAAGCGAGAAGGGCAGTCGCGCCCGTGCGTCCATGAAGCGTTGGAACTGCCCCGGATGGTGAGGTGAACATGGCCTACTCGGGAACCGTCGGTACGACCGTCATCCAAGTCCAGACCCTGATTGATCACGGGGCGCGTCGGTGCGGGAAATTGGCCGAGGAACTGACCTCCGAGCAGGTTTTGAGCGCCCGCGAGTCGCTGTTTTTTCTGCTCTCGAACCTGATCAACATCGGTATCCAGTACTGGGCCATCGACAAGAAGGTCTACGGCCTGAAAGCCGACCAGTACATCTACAAATTGCCTCTGGGCGGCAACGATGTGCTCCAAGCACTGTACCGCCGCATGAACAGGCCCACCCCGAACAGCACCGGCGGGTACGCATCGAGTGCCGGGGGCATCGTTGGAAACGCCTTTGACTCGAACATTGACACCCTCTGCACCCAAACCAGCGCCAACGGCACCATCACGGTCGATTACGGCACCAACAACCCCGTCTACATCGGATCAATCGGCGTTTTGCCGGGCGTTTCTGCGAGTATCGACTGCATATTTGAGTACTCCGCCGACGGGATCACTTGGAAAACCCTCTACGACCCGGGCGTGACCGCTTGGGTCAACGATGAATGGCTCTGGTACGACATTGACCCGGGCCAGACCGTGCAGTTCTACCGGATCCGGGCCAGAAACGGCTCGACGCTGTCGCTTCGCGAACTCTACTTCGGGAACAACTCGACCGAGATCACGATGGCGCGTCTGAACCGGGACGACTACACGAACCTGCCGAACAAAAACTTCACCGCCAACCAGCCATTCCAGTACTGGTTCAACCGCACGATCCCTGAGTCGGAGATCTACCTCTGGCCGGTGCCCTCGGACACCTTCGTGCAGATGACGGTCTGGTACTCGCGCCAGATCATGGATGTCGGCTCGCTCTCCGGCGAACTGGAGATCCCGCAGCGCTGGTTCTTGGCGATCCAGTCGATGCTGGCTCATCAGATGAGCCTCGAACTGCCGGGTGTTGCGCTGGATCGCATCACCTACCTTGAGGGTCAGGCCGAGAAATACCTGACCTTGGCCGAGGTCGAGGAGCGCGACAAGTCGCCGATCTACTTCGCGCCGAACATCAGCGTCTACACGAGGTAAGCCATGCCTCGTTTCCTCG